GCTTGCCAGAGTGCGGTCGCACCCTTGCACCAGTTCCGCGCGGTCTCCGGCCGAGACGGGCAGGCGCGGAAACTCCGCGAGCGTCAGCGTATTGGCATCATTGGCGAGGATGAGGTCGCTCATGCCCGCATTGGCCCCGTCGCACCATCTGAGCAAGCCAAAGGCAAAATGGCTCGGGGTCAGCGGCTGACCGACGCTTAGCACGGCGTCCTCATTGGCCGTCACACGCACCATCATGCGCAGCGAAGCCAGATCCACGCCGCACGCCCGGTCTCCCAGCGCCGCGCGGCATTGCGGGCTCGTCGTTTCCATCACCGGCACGTCAAGCAAGCTGGTTGGCCCGCGCAGTTCGGCGGAAAAACTCTCGCCCGCCTGACTGACAAGGCCAATATCGCCCTGGATCAGCAGCAGCGGGTTTGCATCGGGATCGGTCCAGTCCACGCCGTAGAGCCGCAGCCGCGCGCCATCCCAGCGCCCGGCGGCCAGATCTTCGGCCCGGATGAAACGGCTGGTGAGCAGCCCCTGCACCTCGACCGTATCCGCATCAAAGCCGTCCGATTGTTCGATGGCAGAGGGCACCATTCCGGGCGTGGCGTGATAAATCAGGCCATCCAATTGCACATCGCGATCATGGCTGGTGAAGCCCAGCGCGATCCCGTCTTGCCGGTCGAGCCGCCAGCAAAAGGCGAGTGTGGTCAGTGCCGGGAGCAGCCACGGCGTCGTTGGCGCGCTCATGCCCGCACCTCGACAAGCGGCACGCTCGCCACATCTCCGGCTGCCCAGATGGCCAGATCGATGCGCAGCCGGTCTTCTTCGAAGCGCACAGGAACATCGAAGGTGAAGCTGGCCGTGATGACAGCCCCAGAGGCAGGCGCGCTGGCAAAGGAGACCGCGTCTCCATCCAGACTCCAGCCGGATGATAGAAGCGTGCCATTGATGAAAACGGTTACACTGCCCGGAACCGGGTGGCTGATAGCTCGCACCTCGGCCTCTGCACCCGTGCCATAGCGTTTGATCAAGGCAAATCGCACGCGCACGCCATCGCCCGTGCCGAGCGTTACATCATGGGCCTCATGGTCCAGCGGATCGCGAAAGCGGAACGCCTTGGCCGCCCCGCGCCGCGCTCTGAAAAAGGCGAGCAAGGCTCGGACATCGTCTTCAGAGCGCAGCCCCGGCCCGGCATCATAGCGCATCCGCGCGCTCGCCCAGTCCATATTGCGCTGCTCATGGCCCGACGCGCTGGTGACGATGGCCGTGGAAAATCCGGGCTCAACCGAAGCGCCCTTGCCAATCTCCAGCGGGAAGAGTTCGTCATCAAATGCCTGCATCTCATCATCTCCGATGGAAAAATGGACAAAGCCGTCGCGCTGAACCTGCGGCAGTGCCCAAAGGAAGGTTTCCGCCGTGCCTGCGGCCTGCGCGCGTTCGGCGGCGGCATCGATCAAGCGCCACTGCGCGGCGTCTTCCGGGTTCAGCACAAAGCCGGACAGATAGTGCCGCTGCGCTGGCGGATAACCGAAGCGCGCTTGTGCAAGCGCTATGCCCGCGCTGCTGGCCGCTTCATTCCCAGCGGTGATCCAGTCATAATCTTCCAGCTGGAGCACATCGAACGCAGGCGCGGCCCAGCCGAGGGGCAGATTGGCGCGGCGCAAGTCCGGGGCTGCCGGATCGAGCGTGGTCGGCAGGAAGGTCAGCAGCAGCGTTTCGCAACTTGCATGATCGGCTTTGACGGCCGCCGCCAGCGCCGCTGTGGAGGTGGCTAAAAGCGCGCCAGCTGCATCAAGCAGGGATTTTTGCGCGCCGGTCAGGCTTGCAGACCGCACCGTCGGGATATTGACAGGACTGCCGCCCAGCGCCGTCTTGGCCGCCGCATCATAGAGGCAGGGACGGCCATCGGGCATGATCCACCACCAGGGCTCGCCAATCTGGAAACGCGGGGCATGGCCCGCAGTTACGGCTATCTGGACAAAGGCGCGCGCGACGGCTTTGAGATAGGCCATCGCGCCCGCATGGGCCGGGCTGAGCAGCGTTGAAGGCGGGCTCCATCCAGTCTGCGCAGCATCGCCATTCCACGCCCGCTGCTTCCAGTCATTCCAGCAATGCGCGTCGAACAGTTCATAGCTGAGTGATGTGATCAGGCTGTAATCGAGCGCCTTGGCTCTGGCTGCAAAATCATTGTGCCACGCTGCGCACGGGGCATTGAGCGCGCCGCCCGACAGGCTGACATAATGGCCACTGCCCAGCGGTTCGAGCCGGAAATAATGGCTCATCCCGACATAATGGTTGATCGACCCGCGATAGCCGAGCCGCTGGATCGTGTGGAGCAATCGTGCGGGCGTCTGATTGTAGCAATCGTCATAGGCTGTTGCGATGGAGAGGCCGTGCGGTGGCACCAGCCCATCGCCGACCGTCAGCACAGAACCCGGTCCGTCACACGCCATCCCGCTCAATTCCACCCAGGCCGGCGCGGGCGCGGCGAGCAGAGCGTCCGTCCCGTCATATCCCGGTGGGATCAGCGAGACGAAGAGACGGTCAATATCATATGGCCACACCGGATCAGCTTCGCCGGGTAGCAGAAATCCATCTGCCAGATCGTCAAAATCCAGCACGATGTCAGCATCTTGCGGCGTGCCGCTCGCATAGTTCCACAAGCGCACATACCAGATGTGCGGCGTGCCTTCTGCATCGCGGCCTTCGATGGTGAGCGTGGGACCATTCACCGCATCGAGCGCGATCAGCCCGGACGATTGCCAGTGAAAGCGCAGCACGCAGCCGGAAAAGTCGCGCGATGTTTCATAGGCAAGCAAGGGATGGTCGATGCTGTCTTCCGCGTCCCAGATCAGGCCGCACAGATCATTCGCCTTGTAGAATATGGCATCGACACGCAGGCCGTGCGGGCCGGTGGTTGTCACGCTGGCCATCATCGGGCGCGGAAAATTGACCGTCCAGTAGCGCGGATCAAAGCGTTTGAGCGGGGCGGTCTGGAGCGCGTCTCCGGCCTTCGCAAGCCAATAGGCCATGGCTCAATCCTCCTGCAACATCGCGGCGCGCACCGCCCGCGCGACCTGGCGGGAGGAGCGGGCGAGCATGTCTGGCGCGGTTCCGGCAGGCGCGTTGATCGCAATCGAGACGCGCACATCGCGGCCTGCGCGGGCGGCAGAGGGCGCCGCTATGGCGCCGCTCGCGGTTGGCACGAACAACTCCGGCCCGCGTTCGCCGACCATATAGGCGCGCCCCGGTGAGACAGGGCCGCCCGTGGCCCGCCCCGGCATTCCCAAAGCGGAATTGAGCAAGGTCGTGCCGAGCGAGAGAATGCCGCCGCCGCGCTGCCCGCCGCCGAACAGCGAATCGAGCCCGGTGCGGATGGCCGAACTTGCAATCTCTGCCATGACGGACAAGGCGACGTGCTTCAGATCCTCAAAGCCCAGCTTGCCAGTGCGGATCGCGCGGACGAGCGTGGATTCGAGCATCCGCCCGGCCTTGTCCACGCCCTCGCCAAACGGGCCTTCCAGCGAGCGCCGCATTGTGGTGACATCGTCGGCAAAGCCCTGCGTGTCAGCCCGGACAGAGACGACCAGGCGTTCGATTTCTTCATCCATCGGGAAATTGCTCCATCAGGCGGGAAAGGGTGGGGGCGTCCGGCGGGGCGTCTCCGGGTGGAGACAGCGCATCAAGGATCGCGGCGAGTTCGGCAGGCGTGGCCGTCCAGAAATTGTCCGGCATCCAGCCCAGCAGCGCCCCCGTCATCCCGGCGAGCCGGGCGGCGCTGGCGGAAAAGCTCATCGGCCAGACAGAATCTGCGCCAGCACCGTCTTGAGCGCGGGCGTGGCGTGGGCGAGGCCGCCTGCCAGTATCGCGTCACCAAAGTCAGAGCGCAGCACGCCGGTGCGGTCCGCCAGACAATGCCAGAAGAGTGCAACCAGTTCAGAAAGGCGCAACTCGCCTGCTGCGGCCCGCTCAACAAGCGCGAAGAGCGGTCCCAATTCCTCTTCGGCGGCGACCAAAGCAGCAAAGCTCGGACGGAGCACATGCCCCGCCACCACTGCTTCGCCGCGCGCAGGATTGGCCCCGCTCACAGCGTCACCACCGCGCCGGAGCTTTCGAGCGCAAGCGTATAACTGCGCTCCCCGTTGAAATCGCCCGCATAGTCGAGCCGGGCAACAAGGAAGCGGCCCTGCATCTTCTCTCCGCTTTCAAAACTCAGCTCATAATCGTCGAGGATGCCAGCGAGCGCGTTGGATTTGATCCGCGTTTCGGATGCGGAGCCGGTAAACACGCCTGCGCCCGACACAGACACCGAACGGACGCCTGCACCAGAGAGCAGTTCGCGCCACGCGCCGGAACCTTTGTTTGTAATCACAACGGGTTCGCCGTTGATGCTCAATTGGGTTGTGCGCAGTCCGGCGACGGTTGTGTACACCAGCGGCGTTGCGCCATTGCCAATCTTGAGGAGGAAGGCACTGCCTTTTTCAGCGGGCATGGGGAATCCTTTATCTAAGCTATGGGAAATGCATCGCTCGTCCTGAGCTTGTCGAAGGACTGTCCTTTAACCTTCGGCAAGAAGGGCAGTGCTTCGACAAGCTCAGCACGAACGGTGTTGAGGGTCGCTCTGGTCAGCCCCCCATCACCCGCACCCGATGCTCCACCAGCCCGGCCCAGGGGCCGGTGGCAGAGCGGGAGAGGAGCGAGCGGAGGAAGATGCAATTCACGATGCGCCAGTCCTCCAGCGCAGGGGAGAGCGTGGCCAAAGCGAGCGCGCATTCGTGCATCAGGCGGTGCAAGCGCGCCGGGCTATCACCATCGTCCCACACTGTCAGCGCCACGCGAATGTCTCGCCCCGGTTCGGTCTTGGTGCTCCAGTCGGTCACCAGCCCGTCGCTGATGGCGACATAGGGGAAGGGCGCGCGCGGGGGCGGTCCGTCAAACACGCCGCTGATTTCAGCCGCCAGCGCTGGCCAGGCCTTGAGCGCGGCCACAATAGCAGCCTGAACCGCCATGGCCGGATCGCTCATCGCGCGGCATCCCGCACAGCAGGATCGGTGACGGCGCGCGCCTTGAGTGCGGGGCCTTCCAGAACCACTCCTGCTTCGGAGCGGGTTGCGGTCACATCGGCTGGCCGGTCCGTCTTGGCGAGGATGCGGTCAATCTCGCGGTCGGCCAGTTTGAGCGCCAGCCGGGCGGCCTTTTTCATCAATGATTTGAACATGGTCATCGTCCTTTCTGAAATCTCATCGCAATTCGTCGCAGGTCAGCATCATCCGCGCCGGATCGCGCGGGTCGCTGACCACAGACGCCACGCGCAGAAAGCGACCGCGCCACACGAGGCGCGTCCAGGGGCCAATTCCGTCGCGCTTGCGCATAGTGATCTGCCAGCGGGGGAGAGCGGAGCGCGCCTCCGCCAGAGCATCGCCCCCCGGATCAAGCGGCGCGACCGCAACCCAGGCCGCGCCATCATAGACGTGGCGTCCCGATGCCCCGGCAATCGCGTCTCGGTCTCCCAAGCGGCGTTCTATGGTGACGCGCTCACGCAGCGCGCCTGCAAATTCCTGGCTCATGACAGGCGCATCCGCCGCCAGGGGCGCAGCAGCGCGGCCACCGCAGCAGGTGGCCCCTTATCCTCCGCATCGTCGCGGAAGGCATGAAGATG